TGGTACCGGAGGGCTTTGGCAGTTTGATTTCTCCTCGGCTAGTGGCTCAGTCCTTCCTGAGCAGGGTGGGTTGGTGGAAACCTTTTAATGTATGAAGTAACTATAAATCATAAGACTGGGAAGAGGGTATACCCTATTTATACGGAGAAAGAGGCTAGAAAAGCGGGTATTAAGTATGTTTACTGGAAACATGCCCAAGTAGGGGACTATGGTTGCTCTGACGATGGAAGAATAGCAGAATGCTACTCTAGGGAAAGATTAAGGGAAAATAACAGGGAAAGAGACTATATAAAGTTTGGAAGTGGTGTAACATGGTCCAGTAGCCCCCAATTCGTTGTGAAGGGACGGCAAAGTGTTCATATTGCCAGCAAGAGGAGCGAGATGGAGAGGGAGATGTCAAAGAAGGCTACAAAAGCTTTGGTGAACATGGTTGCTAGAAGGGTACCTATTTTAAAGGCTATAGATGAAGTAGTAGCACCTGAAACTTTATCCCAGAGAGATAGATGGCTGAGAGTAACAAATACTAAGGAGTTCCAGATGGCGGTGCAGAATGAGAAGGTCAGAATGCTTGAAAAGCAGGGTATAACGGATGAAAAGCTTGCAGAAGAGTGGGATAAGCTAAAACAAGACGTAGAATCCGCATCAGCTGATCAAGTTGCTCTTTTAGAGCAGTTTAAGCTAAGACGGGGTATATTACAGGATTTATCGAACTATAAGGGTTGGTCAAGGGAAGATAAGGTCAAATTGAAGCAAGAACAGATAGAAGGCGTGTTTGATACGAAAATGCTTGGCGAGATTTTGCAGATAAAGGGTGAATCAAAGGAAGCGGAGGGTACTGTTGAGCAACTTACTCAGTCAGCCAAGTCTGACGAATCTTGATGGCGAAGAGAAATACCATCTAATCCAAACAGGTTTAGAGCTTGCCCGCAATATGGGTAAGTTTGGTCAGACCTGTTTTCCCAAGGCTTTAAGAAGAACAATCCCTGATTTCCATCAGGAGATATACAAATCTCTTTTAGATACTAATACGAAGAGGGTTATGATCGCTGCTCCAAGGGGAACTGCGAAAAGTACGGTCTGTAGTCTCATTCTCCCTCTTTATATGGCTACATTCAAGCAACCGGCAGAAGAACTGTTTATAGTTATCATATCTGAGTCCCAAGCACAGAGTATTAACTTCTTATCCCGGATAAAGTACCATCTAGACCATTCTGAGATATATAGGACCCTATATGGGGCTAGAGGTAGTGATACGGCTGCTAAATGGACCGGAACCGATATCGTGCTAAAGAATGGGACAAGAATGGTAGCCGTGGGTACTGGACAGCGTGTTCGTGGCTTTATTCAGGGTGATACCCGTCCAAACTTGATTATAGTGGATGATTTCGAGTCAGAACTGAATGCTGCCACTCCTGAAGCTAGGAGTAAGAATAGAAAGTGGATGACGGAGGCTGTTATCCCTTCTCTTGCCGATGATGGAAGAATTATCATGATTGGGACGGTTATTAGTGAGGATTGCTTTATTTGCTGGGCAAAAGAGTCTTCTGCATGGAAAACTCTGTGGTATTCAATATGGGATGACGATGAGAAGCCTATATGGAATGCAAGGTTTCCTAGGGAGCGGATTCTGCAGATAAAGGAAGAATTTGAGAGTGTAGGTAACCTGAATGGATTTTATCAGGAGTATATGAATATTGCTCAATCTCCTGATAATGCTCCTTTTAAGCCTGAATATGTAAAATTGCATCATTATGATTTTAAGAGGATCGAAGGTCAGAATTGCCTAGTAAAGAAACGAGGAAGTACAGAGCATGTTAAACCTATTGAAATTTATTGTGGGATTGATCCTGCTAGTAGTCTTAATCCTCGTGCAGACTTTTTTGTTATTTCTGTCATTGGTATTGACAATGACAATAATAAGTATATCGTGGATTTATTCAGGGAGCGTATCTCTCCTGCGGAGCAGCCGGGTAAAATTATTGAATATTACAAGAAGTATCGCCCAAAAAGGATGAAAGTGGAAACAACTGCGTATCAGGAAGCGTTAAGAGCTAGTACAAGAGCTATAATGCTGAAAGAGAACCTATATATCCCCGGTCTTGAGAAGGGTGTTAAACCGAGGACTAGGAAGTCAGAAAGATTGATCAGTCTTGTTCCTATGCTAGCAAAAGGGGAGTTCTTCTTTAGACCTCAAGACTTAACGGCACAACAAGAGTTTCTATCTTATCCTAAGGGGAGGAACGATGATATATTGGATGCTATATGGATTGCTCTAGAGGGAGCAACCCCTTGTAGGAAGAAAAAGATAGAAAAACAGACAGATGACGGTTTGGGAAAGAAATTACTTGATTGGATGACAATGTAGTGGTATATTCGCCCGGATATCTATACTAAATGGCATACGGTAAAAAAGCTAAATCAGGCAAGAAAAAGGTCTTAGAGACCCATGAACTCTTTAAATCTTATTCTAATAAGAGGGAAGTGTGGGCAGAGCATGCACAGGAAGATAAAGAATTTAGGTTAGGGAGACAATGGTCTAAAGAACAGCGGATAACACTTGAGGAGAGAGGTCAGGCTGCCATAGTTGTTAATAGGATTCATCCTGCTGTAGAAGCAGCGAAGGCAATGCTTACATCCCAGAAACCTTCTTTTAGGGTTTCTCCTAGAGAAGATAGCGATAATAAGGTTGCTCAGGTTATGAATGGTATACTTGAGTATATATGGCAAATTTCTAATGGGGATGATATCTTGAGAACGGCTGTGGACGATTATTACACAACAGGTATGGGTTGCGTTCTTGTTTATCAGGACCCCATGAGTGATATGGGTAAGGGGGATGTGAAGGTTAAAGACATTGATCCATTAGATGTCTATGTTGATCCTAATTGTAGAAGCAAATTTTGTGATGACGCGGAGAATATAATAATTTCAAGACTATATACGAAAGATCAGGCTAAGGCATTATATCCCATGTATGAGAAAGCTATAGGGAATGCCAGTACTGATCAATTCCTCACAGACAGACCTAAGACAATGAGGCAGGATGATGGAGAGCTTTCTTTTCCAGAGGATGACGGTACCAAGACAGATGTAGGATGGGGTAAAACTGACGAGTATGTTCGTGGATACGAAAGATATTATAAAGAAATAGTGGATATGTATAGGATATATGAATCCTATAGTGGTAGAGAGGACCTGATTGATGAAGAATCTATGGAAAGATATACATCTCAGAAGGTATGGGTCGTAAATAATCAGATCATTGATGATCCATTAATAGCTAAAGATTTAATTACGCAGGTTCAAGAATCTTATGCTCAGGCTATTGGCATGGCTAGGGGGCAGGGAGGAAGTGCACCTCAGTTGCCAGAAATCAAAGAAATGACAGTACAGGATTTGATAGAAGAGGGCAAAATTGAAACTGTTACAGTTCCAACTGTAAGAGTTCATGTGTGTGTTATTATGGGTGATCAGTTGCTCTATCAGCGTATGTTACCTGTTTCGGACTATCCTCTTGTATTCTTAATGAATATCCATACAAGGACTCCTTTCCCAGTTTCTGATGTAAGATTAGTTAAGGGTCTTCAGGAATACATTAATAAAACAAGGTCTTTAATAGTAGCACATGCTACAACAAGCACGAATACGAAGATACTAATACCTTCCGGTTCTGTGGATATGCGGGAATTTGAGACTAAATGGTCTCAACCCGGAGTTGCAATAGAAGTAGATTTTGATCAGGGGCCACCTGTTTCAGTAGCTCCTACACCTCTTCCGAATGAGTTATACCAGAATGAAAAAGAAGCCAAAAGTGATATAGACCACCAATTAGGTTTATACGAAATGATGATGGGGAACTCACAAGCAGCTCCTCATACTTATAAAGCGACTGTTTCTCTCGATGAGTTTGGTCAAAGAAAAATAAAGTCAAAACAGGCAGACCTTGAAAATTGTTTGAAAAGAATTGCTCAAGTTGTTATACCTTTAGCACAGCAGTTATATACAGAAGAGAAGGTAATACGATTGGTGCAACCAAACAATTCTATAAATGAGTTCACAATGAACAAGAAGCTCTATGATGATAAACAAAAAGAGGTGGGAGTTGTTAATGATATTACTGTTGGGCATTATGATATAGTAGTAGTATCTGGTTCAACTTTGCCTACTAATAGATATGCACAACTTGAGATGTATATGGATTCATACGAAAAGGGTATTATTGATAAGGTAGAAGTATTAAAGAAAACAGAAGTGTTCGATATGCAGGGAGTCTTGGAGAGAACAGATTTGGTTACTCAACTCCAGCAACAGTTGGAACAGGCTCAGGAGACAATTAAAGACCTACAGGGTGATCTCCAGACTAGAGAACGAGAAGTTTATCACGCAAAACAGCGTGCAGAATTAGAAAAATTTAAGTTCTCCTT